AACATAATATTGCAATAACATAGTACCCCCATATTATAATATTGTCAGGACATAGTATTATGCCAATATAATGCCCTGACAAGACAATATCCTAATGCTCCAAATAGTATGATGTAAAAATCCAAACAACATAGCCCGGAAAAATCCATCACCATTATCTGATAATGGATCTTTCTGAGCCATCTTCTTGCTATTTGAAAATCGGATTGGAAAGCAGAATCTTGTAATATACTGTACCTCCCACCTCTATGGGAGCTTTGGCAATCATAAACTGTACGGTCTTCCTTTCCACTTTTGCCTGAAGCATGATTCTTCTGACGATGAATCCGGCAGAGAATCTGGCACACCTTTTATCTTTCCATACAGTGAACCCGTCCTTGTCTGTCGTATGGCAGATATACCATTCTCCCGTATCCTCATCGTGTGCGAAATTAACCCGTCCTCCACCGAGAATCCCCAGTTCAATAGACATTGTCTTTGACAGGTAAACCGTTCCCTTGCTGTCCATGTTGATTGTCCGCTTCCCTTGATAAACCACCTGCTGCGGACGTGAGTTCTCCTTGTTATATACTATCAGTGCCATAAGTTTCTGTTTTAAGGGTGATACAATAAACTAACGGATTAGGATATGAATCCTTCTACTGCCAGCATCTGGCTTCTCCATGAGAATCCCCGGTTTGACCGTACTGTATCCATGATCGTGTTTACTTTTCCTGAAATGGCACTTGCGATATACCCATACATTCACCCAACGCCTTGAATGAAAAGTCTGATTCATAAAAACGCAACGTAAACATCCTGTATTCCTGATAGGAGAACTTTCTTCTGATAAAGTTAAGAATGTCCTTCACCAGTTTTTCACAGCTGTTCAGGTCATCCGGAGAAAGGAAATCCGCATCTTCCCCACATCGAAGAAAGAAATATTCATCCGGATGGGCATATTTGCTTTCCAGCCTGAACTTGGCCATGAACGCTTTCCTGTAACATCCGATAAAGTATGCTTCATAATCCGTTATTTCCCTTTCCGGATTCAGCACCTGCTTTCTTACAAACAGATAAGTGTCATGAAAATTGTCCTCATCCAGTGCCCCGTATCTGCCAACGAGATTTCTTAACCTGTCATAAGACACCGTAAACCAGTCATTGAACCTTTTTTCCACATTGTTCGCTTCCATAATCTTCCATTTATTGAGTTATACATGGCCTGCCCGTGGGTAGGCATTCTTATTTCTTGTGCGTTCCCCAGTTTGTTTTCCGATGATTGCTGCAAGGCTTGCCGTGAAAAAATACGCTCTTGCGTCAGCAAGAGGAAGATTTTTTCACAGGCAACCAAGCCTCTTCAGGGGCCGCCTTGCGCGATCATTCGGAAAAACAACTATCTTTGCTGCAAGAAATGAGGATGACTTCATCTTGAAAGTGCCTGGTCTCTGTATATTATTACAGACGGTTATGCGAGGTATAAGATAGGTTTATCTCTATAACCCCATCTTGCTCCTTACTATATTCATGTTGTCCTTCAGGTTCCTGTCCATGACTCTTGCATAATGTTGTGTCATTCTTGTGGATGCATGTCCGAGCATGGCAGACACCTCCTGTAATGGAACGTTGTTGGCCAGCGTGACGGTCGTAGCAAACGTATGTCGGGCTGCATGGAAATCCAGTAGCTCAGCAAGCGATTTCAGAATTGAATAAATCAAACGTAAATGGTTGAGAAACAGCGAAAAGTATTTCCATTGCGTAGTAGGTACAAAGCAAGAAATTACGGATTCCGGCAGGTGTTCAGTTACCAAATCGTTAGCAAGTCAGTTACCTAATGGTGACAAGATAACGAAATAATTTGAAATAACATTACATTGCGCTGATTGTCATTATTTTGCATAGTTAAGAACGCTTATATACAGGCTAACTTTGCCACTAAAAATATAAGCGTAGTATGAAAGTAGAAAAATTCAAGGTGTTACTCTACCTAAAAAAGAGTGGATTGGACAAATTGGGCAAGGCTCCCATTATGGGGCGAATTACCGTAAACCGAACGATGGCACAGTTCAGTAGCAAGCTGTCGTGTACTCCCGAATTATGGAATCCTCGTGAAAGCCGACTCAACGGCAAGAGCAGGGAGGCAGTAGAAACCAATGCCAAGATTGAAAAGTTATTGCTTGACATCAATGCCGCATTCGATTCCCTCATGGAACGAAAAGTTGATTTCGATGCAACCTCCGTCAAGGACGCTTTTCAAGGGAGTATGAATACCCAAATGACCTTCCTGAAAATGGCCGATGCCGTTCGTGATGAAGTCAAGAGCCGTATAGGAATTGACCGTGCCAAAGGTACATACCCGGCGTATGACTATACTTGCCGTACCTTACGTGAGTTCATCGAAACCAAGTTCAAGACAAAGGACTTGGCTTTTGGGCAACTTACCGAACAATTCATCCATGATTATGAGAACTTCATTCTCGATGAAAAAGGACATGCCGTAGATACCGCACGCCATTATCTTGCCATCATCAAGAAAGTATGCAGGAAAGCCTACAATGAAGGACATTCCGAAAGATTCTTCTTCCAACATTATGTACTTCCGAAACAGACCCTCAAGACACCGAGGGCTTTGAGCCGTGAGAGTTTCGAGAAAATCCGTGATGTGGAGATAGCCCCACACCGTACTTCCCACCGTCTTGCAAGGGATCTGTTTCTTTTCGCCTGCTATACGGGTGTTGCATACATAGATGCCGTAACCGTTACCAAAGAAAACCTCTATACCGATGAAGACGGGAAGTTGTGGCTGAAATACCGCAGAAAGAAGAATGAACTGAGGGCAATCGTAAAACTGTTGCCCGAAGCCATAGCCCTGATAGAGAAATATCACGATGATGAGAGAGACACGCTGTTTCCCATGATTCATTATCCGAGCCTTAGAAACCATATGAAGGCATTGGCTGTATTGGCAGATGTGAAGGAGGATGTCAGCTACCATGTTGGACGTCACTCATTTGCTTCGCTCATTACTCTCGAAGCAGGAGTTCCGATTGAAACCATTTCAAAAATGTTGGGACATAGCAATATACAGACCACACAAGTATATGCCCGTGTAACTCCGAAGAAGCTGTTTGAGGACATGGACAAACTCATCGGGGCGACCCGAGATTTCAAACTTGTATTATAACCCTAAAAACCATACATTATGAGAAGTACATTTTCAATACTATTTTATATCAACCGCAATAGAATCAAGGCAGACGGCACGACCGCTGTCATGTGCCGTATCACCATTGACGGAAAGAATACCGTCATGACCACAGGCATTTGCTGTAAGCCGGAGGATTGGAATGCCAAAAACGGAACGGTACGTACCGTAAGGGAAAACAACAGATTACAGGAATACCGCAAGTACATCGAACAGTGTTATGAGGATATTCTCAAGACGCAAGGTGTTGTCAGTGCAGAAATCATCAAGAACCGTATTACCAGACAGTTCATCGTTCCTACACATCTGCTACAGATGGGAGAAATTGAACGTGAACGTTTGAGGATACGCAGTAAGGAAATCAATTCAATATCCACATACAGACATTCCCAATATTTTCAGAAATATTTAGCAGACTACCTTACATCTATGGGTAAGGGGGATATTTCCTTTGAGGACATATCGGAAGATTTCGGTAAGGGTTATAAGGCGTTCCTTATGAAAAACAAGAATTTCAGTTCTACACAGACCAACCGCTGTCTTTGTTGGCTGAACAGGCTTCTCTATCTTGCCGTAGACAATGAAATTCTCCGATGTAATCCTTGTGAGGAAGTGGAATATGAAAAGAAGCCTGCCCCTAAACACAAGTATGTAACCCGTGAGGAGATGAAAAGGATAATGGCAATGCCTTTGAATGACGGACGGGCGGAATTGGGAAGGCGTTCATTCATCTTCTCATGCCTGACCGGGCTTGCATATGCAGACATCAAGCAACTGAATCCCCGTCATATTGAAACGACAGCCGAAGGCAGACGCTTCATCCGTATCAACCGCAAGAAAACGGGAGTTGAAGCTGTTATCCCATTGCATCCGATAGCCGAGCAGATTTTGGATTTATACAACACCACCGATATACATAACCCTGTATTCCCGCTGCCGAGCAGGGATTCCATTTGGCATGAAATACGGGAAATCGGTGTAATATTGGGCAGGACTGATGATTTATCCTACCACCAATCCCGTCATGGTTTTGGTGTCCTCCTTATTTCAGAGAGTATTTCAATAGAGAGCATAGCCAAGATGATGGGACATTCCAATATTCGTACGACACAAGGATATGCGAAGATAACGGAGGAAAAGATTTCAAAGGAAATGGATAAGT